ACTCGACTGGCTTAACGCTACAATAGTAGCCTGATAAAGGAGAAATATGGCAACGACAACTAACTTTGGGTGGGAAACACCTGACGATACCGATCTTGTAAAGGATGGCGCAGCTGCTATTCGTACCGCTTTAGGTGGCGTTGATACATCTTTCGTTGATCTTAAAGGTGGAACAACTGGTCAGGTATTGGCTAAGGCTTCAAATACCGATCTTGATTTTGTATGGTCTGCCGATGCTGCTGGCATGGTAAACCCAATGACAACAACAGGCGACACAATTTATTCATCAAGCGGATCAACACCTGCGCGACTCGGTATTGGTTCGACTGGTCAAGTATTAACAGTTGCTGGTGGTTTACCATCTTGGGCGACCGCAAATGGCACAGGTGGTTACACATTGTTAAATGCCGGCGGAACAGCGTTGTCAGGATCTGGAACGGTAACAGTTTCAAGTATTACTTCAAACGATTTATTGATCTATGTAACAGGCGCTGCAACGGCTGGAACAAATGTAAACATGACTTACAAATTTAATTCATCAGCAACAAATCATAACGCAGCAGGATTAAGAATTATTGGTGCATCAGGTTATGCAGCGAGTAACTTCGATCAAGTGCAAGAAGCCAACTCAGGTTCAATCCCACTTGCTTACACATCAAGTTCAGCGAGTCGTCCAAGTCGTGGTTATTTAATGGTACAAGGATGTAAATCAACCGGCGTTAAACCTTTATGGTTTGCCGGTGCGAATGATGGCGGAGGCGGTAGCGGTCAATGGTCACATTCTGGCGGAGGCTATTTTGATGCAGCTGCTGCAATTACATCTGTTTCTATAGTTTTGGGTAGTGGTACATTCAACGCAGGAACTGTCTTTGTTTATGGAAGGAACTAAAATGTTACAAGAAAAAATTATCGACCTTGCCACAGGTGAGGAAACAGTTAGAGATTACACACCTGAACAACTTGCAGAAGTTAAGGCTGAAGAAGCAAAGGCAAAAGCACTAGCAGAAGATCAGGCTAAAAAATTAGCAGAAAAAACAGCGGTATTTACTAAATTAGGTTTAACTGAAGAAGAAGTTGCCGCTCTTTTTTCATGAAACCAAAATTAAGTAAAGCGCTTATTCAACTTAGAGAACAGGCAGATGATGCTTATCCATCTCGAAAGCGTCACTCAGACGGCACAATCGGAGATGCCAAGCACTCAACCCGAAAGAGCGATCATAACCCTGACCCTGATTCAGGGTATGTCCGCGCTATCGATCTCGATGCTGATTTCAACGAACAAGCCTCTACAGCTGCTTACATTGCCGACCAGATACGAATTGCAGCCAAGTCAGATAAACGCATTGCTTATGTCATCTTTAATCACAAGATTGCAAGCGCTCGAAGCTTCTGGCGCTGGCGCAAGTACACGGGAGTTAATCCACACACCAAACACATCCACATCAGTTTTACAAAGGCTGGTGACACGGATTCGAAATTTTTTAACATCCCATTACTAGGAGGAACAGATGACACAGGACCTAAAGAAGATGCTGGCAAGTTGGGCAAGAGCATTTCTGACCGCTGCGCTTGCACTTGCAGCTGCGGGCGAAACTGATCTGAAGCAGATCGCTTATGCTGGGGCTATTGCAACAATTCCTCCAGTATTGCGCTGGTTAAATCCTAAAGATGAAGCTTTCGGTTTGAGGTGAGTGCGAATGATTGGGCGGGATTCACTCTCGCTATTGTCTCGACGATTGCTATTTTTATTGGCGGTTTGCGTTACCTGGTTCGCGGTTGGTTGTGGACTCTTACGCCGAATGGTGGATCATCTCTCGCAGACCGATTGGCAAGAATAGAGACACGCCAAGAGCAGATGATGGAACTTCTTAAGAAGTAAGGGACACTTATCCACATGGCAAGAAAAGCAACTAAGGCGCTAGAGGAGCAAGGTTATTCAAAACTTGATGCTTATTGCATCGGTCTATACGAATACTTTTGCAGTTTAAAGCGCGCTGGCTTTGCAGAGGATATTGCAATGTTCATGATCACAGAGCCTCAAGCTTATCCTGGCTGGATCTTGCCTGATCCAATCGACCCTGAAAAGTTTGGGGACTATGATGATGACGATGAGGACTAATGACAGTAAAACGAATTGCTTGGATTTCAGATATCCAGGCACCGTTCTTTCATGAAGCAGCAGTCAAGAATCTAGGCAAGTTTTTAAGGGCTTACAAGCCTCACCAAACTATCTGCATTGGTGACGAAATTGATCTACCACAACTTGGTGGCTTTGCTCAACCATGGCAAGAGGTTGAAGGCAACATCGACGAGGATCGTAAACTTACTTTAGAAATTCTCGAATATCTTGGCGTTACAGATGTCGTTGGCTCGAATCACGGAGCCCGAGTTTATAAATCGCTATCTCGCAGATTGCCCGCATTTATGAATCTGCCAGAGCTGCGCTATGACAAGTTTATGGGCTATGACAAGGCTGGTATTAAATACCATCCAAACGGCTTTGACTTTGCTCCAGGTTGGCATACTTGCCATGGAGACGCTTTCCCATTATCAAACAAGCCTGGACAAACAGCCTTAAACGGTGCTATGCGTATGGGTAAATCAGTTGTGTCAGGACATACCCATAGACTTGGGCTGAGTGCCCATTCAGAGGCTTCTGGAGGGCGCTACGGGCGCATTGTCTGGGGTGTTGAGGTTGGCAACCTAGTAGACCTTTCAAGCCCTGGAATGGGTTACACAAAGGGTTACGCTAATTGGCAGATGGGTTTCGTTGTCGGTACTTTACACGGCAAGCGATTTACGCCTGAACTTATCCCAATCGATCCTAAAGACGGATCTTTCATATACCAAGGTAAACGCTGGGGCTAAATCGTTACCGTTTCGTTATTGAAATGTCCGAGAAATTGTCGGATAAATGTGAGACCGTAACCCTGTAGCCAAAAATGGTTACAAGAATCGGGAGCAAAAGAAATGGATCTACAAGTACCAGTAATTGTTTTATTGATGTTAGCTAATATCCTTTGGTTCATCGTTGGATGGGGCAAAGGCTTTTCAGAAGGCAAGCGTGAAGGCTTGGCGATTGGCAAGAACAGTCAGCGCGTGAGTGTTAATGCGCGCTGATGACATCCTTGACGAAGCAAAAGACCTTATCCAAGACCGAGGTAAAGATTACGGCTTGGCAGCTCTCAATCACCTTCGAATTGCCAAACTCTGGACAGCCTATCTTGAACGCAACATCGAGCCTCACGAAGTCGCAATCTGTATGGCACTTGTCAAAATCTCACGCTTACAAGAAACAAGCCTCCACGCAGACAGTTACAAGGACGGCGCAGCATACATTGCGCTCGCTGGACAGATTGCATCAACTGACTGGAGTGATCTTGACAGTTATTAAAGCTGCTCCAGGGATCTGGTGCGATTACTGCAAAGTGCGATACGGCGTTAATTCTTTGCTTGGTCAAAAGCCAGCCAGTTACACCGTGATTAGCAATCATCCTAAAAGCCAAGGCACACGACGGCATTATTGCAACAGCTGCGCCATTGATGTCCAGACTTGGGCAGACGGTACTGTTTGGTCATTACCGGAACAAACCGAGTACCTATTAAAACAAGAGGAGTTACCAAGTGTTTAATTTAGCCGATTATGAAACAGTTGAAAGCCGTTTGGAAAAGTTTATTAAGGACTTTCCAGACTTTCGCATAAGCACAGAATTGGAGAGTTATCAAAATGATAGATTTATTGTTAAGGCGTATTTATATCGAACTTATGCTGATGGCGTCGCGTTCACAACGGGATACGCTGAAGAAAAAGTTACTGATCGAGGCGTTAATGCTACTTCAGCGCTGGAGAATTGTGAGACTTCAGCGATCGGTCGAGCGCTTGCGAACGCGGGTTATGCTGCTAAAGGAAAGCGTCCAAGTCGAGAAGAGATGAACAAGGTCGAGCGGTTATCTGCTAAAGACATTGCTAAAGCAAAAGAAGTGCCAAGCTTCAAAACAAAAGAAGAGGCACTAGCTGCTGATCCTTGGACGACTGAACCAATTTATGGCGATGTTAATCAGCCACCAGCAATTACCGCAGCTGAAGCCATTGCCAATATCCAGGATGTTTTGGGAGGCACCAATACCGAGGGTTGCATTCATGGCGACATGGCATGGAAAGAGGGCGAAAAGAATGGGCGCGCCTGGGGCGGATTCTTCTGCACTTATGCGCCAAGGACAGGAGAAGCAAAGTGCTCAACTGTTTGGTATCAACTGGGATCATCTGGTAAGTGGGAACGACAAAAGTTAAGGAGCGTGTAATGGGATTCGTCGAAGTCAAGGTAAATGGTCAATGGATCAACCTTATGGCAGCTGAGATTCGTTGCCAGTTATGTAATGAGGCAGTTGTAATTGCTGAAATCGCAATACCTGACAAAATTGATGATGGCACTAATGCCACCTGGACATGCAAGAAATGCCACGCGATCAATGGATAAAGACATTTACAAAAGCCCCATGAATGGCTTCATTTATAGTTTTAGCGGTTATGGCG